GAACATCGGAGCCTAGGTTATGTAGATCTGGTCGATCTACTCCCAACGTGCAACACACCTGTTAAAGGGGCATTGCTATGACTATAAGTCAAGCGTTAAGGAATGAGTTGTGCCAAAAGCTTCGTGGTGTTGGTCTGTCTAAGGAAGTAACACTTCCTCTGATTGACACTATAACGAAGCAGGTGAATGCGGAAGGTCCCGAAAACGTTGTGAAACGTCTTAAGGTCCTGAAGCAGGCTGCTATCAATGTTCTGGCCGGGGGTGATGCTACATTCCCGTGGATTTCACATACGAACGGAGCCCCAAAAGGGCCCTGGAAACCGGTGTGGAAGATGTTAGAGCATTCAAGCCATAAGCATAGAAAGCGCGCATTCAACGCGCTGATGGTATACGCTAGCTTGGTTCTACCCAAGCGTGCGTGCCCAACAGCGGCACAGGAACGCAAGTTTCTGAGCTCTGTAGAACACAGTTCAGTAGAGGCTCAAGTAAGAAATGAAAGAGCTGAATCGCTATCCCAAACGAAAGAATGGAGGCGATCTGAGTATGCCCTTTTGAGCATGCTCGGTACTGCCGGTTGGACTAGTAAGCTGTCGGAAGCGCCTGATGCAATCTCTTACATCCTTCGCAAGAAGGGTGTTGAGGGAGATGCTAGGGCTGTGACCTATGCCGAACGCCAGTTGCTGACGTTCCTAGGTACGGATGCCGGTCGAGAGTTTCACCCATTCCCTAGTGTCCTTGCGACATTAGGTTCTGTGGGCCAAGACTACTTCGATTTGGTACACCCGTATCACAACGCGTACGGTGACTGGAGGGAGTCTGTTCCTTCCACCGAGCCAGTTGGTGTCATCGGTTCTACTCAAGAACCGGGTATGAAGTTTCGGGCCTTTGCAAGTCCAAACCTCATTCTTCAGGCGGCTTTGGAACCGCTGAAAGTGAACCTTCTGTCTGCTGTGAGTCGACTTCCCTTTGATTGTACACACGATCAAGGTAAGGGTATAGTGAAAGTACAGGAGTGGCTACATCGATCGAACACCGTATTCGCTGTCGATCTGTCTGATGCAACAAACAACTTTCCACTTGGTTTACAAACCTCGTTGTTACGCCGTATAGGAATTGACGAAAGTCACGTACGTCTCCTTGAACTCGTGTCTCGGAGCCCCTACAAATTAATGTGGGGTGAACGTAAGTTGGTGTCGTGGGATATAGGTCAACCCCTAGGGGCTGGTCCTAGTTTCCCGGCATTTGCATTAGCACATTCATGTTTGGCCATATGTGCCGGTTTGAAAGCCGGCCTTCCCTTAGGTGAAATCCAG